AAATTAAAAATCAAGATACTAAAGCCAAACAAAAACAATCCAAGAGTAATAAGGGATAATAAGTTTGCAAAATTAGTCCAGTCTATTATAGACTTTCCAGAAATGTTAGAGCTTCGTCCAATAGTTATAGATGAAGAAAATGTTATTTTGGGTGGTAATATGAGATATAAAGCTTGTATTGAAGCTGGATTAAAAGAAGTGCCAGTTAAAGTGGCAGAGGGATTGTCTGAAGCTCAAAAAAAAGAATTTATAGTTAAAGATAATGTTGGTTTTGGAGAGTGGGACTGGGATATTCTTGCTAATGATTGGGATAATAAACAAATAGAAGAATGGGGATTAGATGTGTGGCAAACATTAGATGAAGAAGCTCAAAAAGAATCAGAAAAAAATTATTCTTTAGAAGATGAGCTTTGGTTTTTACATATTGAATTTAATGAAGAAACAGATGCTCAAAAGTGGTATGAAAAATTATTAATTGAGAATCTTAATATAAAGATAGTACAATGATAATTCCAAATAGCATAAATGTAACGCTTAAATCTGAAGTTAATAAAGAATTTAGGTGTCAAGTAGCTGCTAATTCTTTAGATATTGATGTAGAAAAAAAATCTATTCATAATTTAAAAATAGATAATATTGATATTCCAGAAAAATGGAATGTTGGTTTAGTCTATGGTAATAGTGGTAGTGGAAAGACCACAATGATAAAACACTTATTTGGAGAAAATATTTTTGATGTAGAATTGAATGAAGAAGAACCAATAATAAACCAATTACCAAAAGATTTAAGCTATGAAGAATGTGCTAAATTGCTTAATGGTATTGGTTTAAATAGTGTTCCATGTTGGATAAGACCTCTTAAAACTTTGTCAAATGGTCAAAAGGCGAGAGCAGAAGCTGTTTACCTTATGACTAAATCAGACAAAATAGTATTTATAGATGAATGGACATCTGTAGTAGATAGGACTGTAGCCAAAGCCATGAGCTTATGTTTAAAAAAATATGCAAAAAGAACTAATAAAAAAGTGGTGGTCTGTTCTTGTCATTTTGATATAATAGAGTGGCTTATTCCAGATTGGCTTATTGATTGTAATAAACAGCAATTTATACTTCCTCTATCGGAAACTTTTTTTTTTAAAGAACGAGCAAAGCTCAAATTTGATGTCCGAGAAATCGACAGAACAAGCTGGAAATATTTTAGCAAATATCATTATCTAAATGAAAACTTACCAGCTGGAAAAATATATTTATATGGATTGTTTCACAATAATAACCAGATAGGCTTTCAATGTTTTGCTAATTATGTGCCACACAGAAAAAATACTACAATTATTTATCATTCTAATAGAACTGTAGTCCACCCAGATTACAATGGATTAGGATTAGGAATTAAGCTAATAAATGAAACAAGCACTTTACTATCAAAAAAAATTAAATGTAGAATTATGGCTAAATTTAGTAGCGTACCAGTTTATAAAGCTATGATTAAGCAAGAACAATGGAAATATCTTGGTTTTAAAAGAAAAATGGGCATTATGATAGCTGGTCGCATTAGAACAAAAGGTTTTAGAGAGAAAGGAGTAAAGACTTATAATTTTGAATTTAATGTATAATATAAAAACTTTGCCAGTATATGCTGTAGACCATTTAAAAGAATCAGCATCAAAAGAGGGAGTTAAGATATATAAATCTACTACAAAGCTAATTTGTATGCTGGACGATAATAAAGTAATAGGTTTTGCTAATTTTAAGCTATATAAAAACAAAGCCAAAATGAATGGATTATATATTGAACCACAACATAGAAAAAAAGGTTTAGGCACAGAATTAACTCTTACTCGTTTAATGATATTAAAAGGAATGGGATATAAAAAAATAGAAGCTAATTGGGATATTTTGTCTGTAGGATTACATAAAAATCTTGGAGCAAAAGTAATAAATACTAAAAATGGAACTTCAGCTAAATTAATATATTAATATGGCAAAAATGAACAAAACCGAACAGCATAAAAAAGCAATGTTAGATGCTTTGGAGAAGTCTTTAGGAATAGTAACCACAGCTTGTAAAAAAGTAGGCATTGGAAGAACTCAATATTATCAATGGTTAAAAGATGATGCTAAATTTTCTCTGGCTGTTGATGATATACAGAACATAGCATTAGACTTTGCTGAAAGTAAACTCCATGAACAAATTGGAAGTGGCAATACATCGGCTACTATATTTTATCTTAAAACAAAAGGTAAAAAAAGAGGTTATATTGAAAGAAGTGAGCTTGATGTTTCTGGAGACGATAGAATTAAAATAGAAATAGCACCTTTTGAAGAAGCAGAAAGTATCATTATTCCCCAAGCAGATTGAGTGCTTTAAATACCTTGAAGATAATTCTACTAGCGAGGTTTTGTTTGGTGGGGGAGCTGGGGGTGCTAAAACATTTACTGGTTGTTTGTGGCAAATATCTCGCAGACTTAAATACGCTGGTACTAGAAGCGTAATAGGAAGAAGCAAACTTAAAAACCTAAAAGCCACCACATTAAACACATTTTGGGAAGTAGCTAATAATTATTGTGGTCTATCTCCAAATAGAGATTATGTGTTCAATGCTTCTGATAGTACCATAAAATTTTATAATGGTTCAGAAATATACTTAAAAGACCTTTTTCTTTACCCATCAGACTCAGAATTTACCAGCTTGGGTGGTTTAGAAATTACAGATTGCTTTATAGATGAAAGTGCTGAAGTTTCTGAAAAAGCAGTTAATATTCTTAATTCTCGTATAAGATATAAATTAGATGAATTTGGTTTAATTCCAAAAACTTTATTAACTTGCAATCCATCAAAAGGTTGGTTATATTCTCAATTCTACAAACCAGCTCTATCCAATAGCTTACCACCTCATAGAAAGTTTATAAAATCACTTGTAACCGATAATAAGGCTATTTCAAAGCATTATATAGACCAGTTAGGCAAATTAGATAAGTTAAGTAAAGAAAGGCTCTTATTTGGTAATTGGGAATATAACGAAGATTCTGCTTTGTTATTTGATTATACTTCTCTACAAGATATGTTTTCTAATAATTATGTAGAACAAGGAAATAAAATTATTACTTGTGATGTAGCCAGATTTGGTAATGATAAAACTATTATTTGTCTATGGAATGGATTGAGATTAGAAAGAATTATAAAATTTGATAAAAGTAGCGTAAAACAAGTAGTAGAAGAAATTGAAGAATTATGTCTTAAACACAGCATACCAAATTCAAAAGTAGTAATAGACCAAGATGGAGTAGGTGGTGGAGCAAAAGATTATATAAGTGGTTCTGTAGGTTTTGCTAATGGAAGCAAGGCTTTAAAAAATGAAAATTACCAAAATTTAAAGACTCAATGCTATTATAAATTAGCTGAAATAGTAAATACTGGTAAATTATATATAGCTGATTCTAAATATAGAGAAAACATAATAAGCGAATTGGAAATAATAAAGAGAGATAAAGTAGATAAAGATAGCCAAAAATTAGCTATAGAGGGTAAAGATATACAAAAAGTAAAGCTTGGTCATTCGCCAGACTTTGCTGATGCTATTATGATGCGCATGTGGTACGAAATTAAAAGTAATTATGGGGAATACGCCTTTTAAAAAATACCACCCAATAGAATATGTCTATAAAGACTATGATTATTATTTAGGCTTTGCTATTAAAAAGACTAAAGATAAATTTTTATCTGAAGACTTAGTACAAGAAGTTTTCTTGCAATTACTAACCATGAACCACCACAAGCTATTAATTATATTAGATGGTGGTAGAATTAAGACCTACATTTGCAAAATAATGATGGTTAAATATTTCTCTAAAAAATCTCAATTTCATAAAAAATATGTTAGGTATAATAACAATAAAGTTAGACCAACCAATAACAATAGCTTCATAGAAAAAAAAATTAACGAGCAATTAGAATATGAAGATGGAATACAATTAATGGAAAGTAAGATAGATAAATGTTTGGAAGAATTTGATGAATATGACCGAGATGTATTTAAAATATATTATGAGACTGGACTTTCATTTAGAAAATTAGAAGAAGAAACTGGTATAAGCCAAAGGTCATTAAGAAATACTATTACAAGTGTTAGAGAAAAAATTAAAAAAATGATTCATGAACCTACTGAGTACTAAAGATTTAGCAGAAAAAAGAATTAATATCTGCTTAAAATGTGAGCATTTTAATCATAGAGCTAGGACATGTGGTACTCCTATAGTTGGATATAAAGTTGGAAATAAAAGGACTTGTGGTTGTTTTATGGACGCTAAAACTAAATTAGCTTTTAGTTCTTGTCCATTAGGTTTGTGGGAAGAATATCAAGTGTCTGAATCAGATTATAAAGAAATGAAACAACTATTAGATGATGTAAGTGGTTCAATTAACCCAGAACAGAAAAACATAATGTACTCAATGTTAGAAAAATATGCTGGTGGCACTAAAAAAGCTACAAATTGTGTACCTTGCCTTAAAGGAAGTTTAGATGAAATAAAGCGTATAGTAGAAGAATACGAAAAATAGCGAAAGCGAACTTTTTAAAATTAAACTTTAAATTTATATAATGAACACTCAAATAACTATATCAGTTCCAACCGATTGGAGAGAAGTATCTATTAGTCAATATCTTGGTTATACTGAATCTGTTTCAGATACAGACACTCCAGAACAGAACATGGCTAAATTATTATTACATTTCTGTGGAATTAAGGGTAATATTATAAAACACATTAAAATTAAAGATTTAGAAAAAATACAAGAATCTTTAAGCAAATTAATGACTTGCCCTCTAAATACTAAATTAATAGAAAAAATAGATATAGATGGTGTTAAATATGGTTTCCATCCCTCTATAGATGAAATGACTATGGGAGAATTTGTTGATATAGATACCCATGCTAAAAATGGAAACATGGCTAAAATGCTGGGAGTATTATATAGACCAATAGTAAAAGAACAAGGCAATAGATATTCTATAGAGCCATATTCTTTTGCTACACATGGAGAAAATTATAAAAAGTTTGAAAAATTATCTATTAATATAGCTAATGCTGTAAGTGTTTTTTTTTGGAATTTAGGGGGGAAATTACTGATAGGTTCCCAAGCTTATTTAACCAAAAAGGAAAAAAAACAAGTTCATCAGAATATGGCTGGTTCAATATCTTAGATGTATTAGCCAATGGAAATGTTCTGGATATAGATAAAGTTATACAATTAGAACTTAATTTGTGTTTAATGAAGCTTTCTCTTGATGCAGACAGAGCTATAGAAAAGCAAAAAGAAAATAGAAAAAGACAATTAGAAAGTAAAGCTAGAATGAGATGATTACATACAATGCTATTATAAAATATTTTGATGCTATATGCGACCAGCACAGCCAAATTAATTCTTTTTCTTATGGAGAAATAAGTTTAATGGATGAAGATAAATTTACTGAATATCCAGCTGTCCATCTAACACCAACCAGCACTACAATAGATGACCAAATAGTTACTTATGGTTTTGAAGTGGTTGTGTTTGATAGGTACGATGGAGAAAACAATAAAATGGAAAATGAAGCTGTATGCTTATCTGATTCATTATTACTACTGCAAGATTTCTGTAAAGAATTAACTAAAGGAAAATATTTTATTAATGAAGATACTCTAATAAATTTACAAGTACCTATTTCTGCTAATCCATTTATAGATACTAAGCCAGATATATGTTCTGGTTGGAGTACTCAATTTAGCATAGAAACTCCAAACGAAGTAACTCAATGTAATATACCATACTATTTAGCAGAACAGCAAAATGCCTTAGACTTTACTTTACCAGTAGATATAGATTTATCTTGGTGGAGTAGAGAGAGCATACATAGTTCTATTATATTGTCAAGCAACGAGATAACAGCTTATTTGCCAATATATAGTAAGCCAAAAGTTCCTTTATATCAACTTAGTAAAATGACTACTGGACCCAGTTGGGACGCAGTTAAAAACGCTATACACTTTAGTTATGGTAATGCTATTGGATTAGATATGACTTTGTCGGGCGAAACTCATTCTATAATTATGAGAATAAAAGATTTTGGGGCATCTTACATAAGTGGTGGTGGAGATAATAGATTATTAAGCGTAGGTGGGACTACTCATTTATATTTAAATATAGACAATGTCAAAAGCACATTAAAATTAACTAATCAAAACGCTAGTCCAGCAATATCTAAAAACTCTAATTTTCCAGTATGTCCCAATAATAGCGAATTAAAAAGAAAAGAACCACTTACTATAGGATTGATATTTAATAATAGTCTATGTACTATGTATTATGGATTAGATGCTAATTCGTTAAATTATGTAGCTTACACATTTACATTAGATGGTAAGGACTTACAAATTGGTGGAGAAATTGGTGGTGCTTTTTCAAATTTTTATATGCAAGAATTTATATATTCTCCAACTGATTTTGGAACTAATATCTTTCCACTTATGGAATGGATTAACTATAGATAATGAGTGCTAAACAAGAAATAGAAAAATTAGGTGCTTATATAGTAAAATTAGCTCAAATTAATTTAGGTGCTTCTCAAACTATTGATGGAAAAAAAAGGGTAACTAATGCTACTGGAGATTTATCTAAGTCTTTGGATTATAAAATAGTCCAAAAAAGAAATGAGAAAGGACAATATGTGAGTGGTTTTGATATACAAATTACCAGTTCAGAAGATTATGCTTCATTTATAGAACAAGGAGTGCAAGGTTCTGGTAAGTTTTCAGAGGCTCAAAAAAAAGCTAATTCATCTATTAAAGTAAGAGAATCTGCTAAAAATTCTCCTTTTAAATTTAAAAGTAAAAACCTACCCAAAGGGGTAATGGCTAGGTGGATTAAAGATAAAGGCATTAAACCACAAAAAAAAGGTGGTGGCTATGCTGAAAAAACTAAATCTACTATGAAAAATTTAGCATTTGTATTAGGTCAAGCTATAGCTACAAAAGGAATTAGTCCTAGAAATTATGTTAAAGATGCTACTGAACAAGCATTAAGAAATAGTGCTGGAAAAGTAGCTAGAGAAATATACATAGATTATATAAAGAAAGAATTAAAAAGTAAATAGATATGGCATATTCAATTCATGGTGCTTACACTAATACTAATGGTGGCTTTATGTTAGCTACTGGTAGAAATTTAATATATGCAAATGATACTGCTGTGGGTAGTGCTGGTATTTATAAGTATAGATATTTAATGGAAGTTACATATCACACACAAGGCGACCCAGCACAAACTAAAACAATAACTATAACTCAGCAACCTAATTCAGAAAATCAAGCTATTTTTGATTTAACTGCTATTTTTAAATCTATTATTACTCCCCAAATAACTACATCAAAAAGAGATGGGGGTGCTGTAACTAAACAATATCAAAGCATACACCACTTACCGACTGGTACTCCAGTTTCTACTCCATTATCTAAAGGTTTATTAAATCAATCTAATGGTATGGATGCCTTTAGAGGTTGCGCCCAAGTAATAAACTTAAAGTTTTTTCAAATGTATTCATCCACTCCAACTGGAGTGCCAGTTAAAATACCAACTGGTGGTACTGGAAATTTAGATGTAGATTGCTTCGTTCTGTGGGGTAGAGCAACCCATACAGATAGAGTAAATATAGATTTTAGTGACTATGTTTTAAAAGATGGTAAGTCATTATTTTTAAGCTCAAATTATAATACTGTATATAGTAGTGGTGGTATACCAAATGTATATATAGATATAGCTAATGAAGAATACCACACTATAAGTTGCCTTAATAGATGTGCAGTTAATATAAATGCAGAAAATGAGTGGTATATAGTTGAGTATTATGATGCTTCTGGTACTAATTTAGGTTACACACAATGGCTTAATAATACACTTAATAATGGCTCTTTTGATGTAACTACAGCAGACTCATCTTTTTATCAAATTATGGGTGTAGGTTTAAGAAATCTTTATAAACTTATTATTGATGGTGTAAATGTTCTTGGAGTGAAACCAACACTTGATGGTAAAATAGGTAGTACTGTTATATCTAGCTATAAATTTTATGCTAATAGTACAGCATCTGGAAATTCTTCTTCTATTTATTATTGGTTTAATGTAGTAAGAAGATGTGATAAATATGAGAATTTAAGATTTTCGTATATGAATAAATTTGGTGCTTGGGAATATATTACTTTACAAAAAGAAGTAGATAGAGAATTAAAAGTTAAAAAAGATTATATCCACAAACCAGCTGTTATAAATTATGCTGGTAATGTGGCAGTAAATAAACAAGATATTAATACAGCATATCCACTTCAAGTACCAAATCAAGGTAAGATGGCTGTTAATACTGAAGCAACCATTGAACTAAAAGTATTTACAGATAATTTAGATAGCCCTAAACTAAAACAAATAGAAGATATGATGATGTCGCCACAAATACATATCCTTTATGAAGATAGCTTTAATGGAGACCCTTATGGAAGTAGGGTTGTAGCAGTTACTTTAAAAAACTCTAAAATGAGAGTGAAAAGTGAACTTAATAGAGGAGTCGAGAGTATGGAACTTACTTTTGAATACGCTAATCCATATTATAGCACTACATAATGGCTACACAAATAAGAGTAAAAACACAAGACGATAGTCTGTTAGTCTTTCTAGATATAAGTAAAGACCAACCTATGACTGCTAATTTTCAGTTTAAGGATATACAAGATGTAAAGTCTAATAAGGGTAATCACACATTTAATTTTAGAATACCATCTTCTGCAAACAATGATAATTTCTTTTCTCAATATTTTGATGTAAACCAATTTGGTAATTACAATCCAAAGGCTAGAGTAGAAGCTACTATTATTAAAGATTCTATAGAGGTGTTTCAAGGGTATTTACAGCTTACTAATGTGTATTGTTCTAATGGGGCTACTTATGAATATCAATGTGTAATCTTTAGTTCTGTATCTTCTCTTGGTCAAGCACTAACTGGTTTACAACTTCCAGATATAGATTTTAGTGATTTAGACCATAATCTTACTACTGCTAATGTAATGGATTCTTGGCAACAAAATTTCTTAAATGGCGATGTAGTTTATTCTTTATATGATTATGGTGCTGGTTGGTTTGGTGGAAATCAAACAGACTCTATAGCTTTACCAGACTCGTATATGTCTATTTTTGAAATGCGACCACAAGTAAGAATATCTAAAGCAATAGAATTAATATTAAAGCATGTAGGATATTCATACGAATCGGAGTTTTTTCAGACTGAAATGACTGATTTGTATATGGATGCTAATAATGGTATTGGACTATCTATATCATCAAATGGTTATGATACTGCATATATAGTAGATTTATCGCTTGGTGCTGGTATTCCATCTACTGTAACTATGCCTATACAAGATGGTGCTTATAATGTATTAATGCAGTCTGCTTTTAATGTAGATACTTACAACCAATACAATTCTACTACTGGTGTTTATAGTCCATTAAACTTTTGGCAATCAGTTCAAGTTACTGCATGGGTTCAATTAACTTGTCCAGTATCAGTAATTAGTGATAATGTATTTGCTAAGTTTTTAATAGTAGATTTAAGCTTAGTAGAAAACCAAGACCTTAATAATTTTGATGGTTGGACTGGTGTTGTTGCGACAACTGGTGCCGACCAACTTTTAGTAGCTGGTAACCAAAACATTTTTAATATATCTAATCCAGAAGTAGTTTGTTTTACTAACTCACAATTTGTTTCTGTTATAAGATTAACAAATGTAGACTCATCTTATGGGGGTACTATAACAATAAACAATGCTCAATTAAACTACAATCCTAATGGTAATCAGTTTACTGGAGTAGATGATTTTGGTAATCCAGAAGAAGTAGATTTTATATGTGCTGTGGATATGTCGCAAAATATGGCACCAGTAAAAGCCTTAGATTTTATTACATCACTAACTAGAAAATTTAATTTAGTTATAATACCAGATGAACAAGTACCAACCCATTTATATATTGAACCATTTTCTAATTGGGTAGACCAAGGGGATTCAATAGATTGGACTGATAAATTAGACACCTCTAAAGATATAGAGTATAAACCTACTGCTGATTTACAAGCTAAAGAATTATCTTTTAGTGATGGTGTTTCAGCAGACTTTATGAACTCAATGTTTGCTCAAGAAGTAGGTAGGATATATGGTACACAAATAGTAGATAATTCAAGTAATGATTTTGGTAAGAAAAAAGAACAAGTTAAGACTACATTTTTTCCTACTATTACTACTTACATTCCAAATACTGGTATTAAAAGCTGTGTCTGTTATGATGCTGAGGGTGTTAATGTGGCTGGTGTTAGAATATCACATTATAATGGGTATCATGGCTCAGATACATCTGGAGAATATTTTTATATATGGGGGGGTGGAGCTACCTTTAGTCCAATACAAGTAACTCAATGGGCTGTATTCTCTAATTATTCAGACAATGTAATTACTGATGCCACTACTTCTTTAAGTTTTATGGGGGAAACTACTGGGCAATTAAATGCACCACAACCCTTAAATAGTGCTTATAGAAATTACTGGTTAAGATATTTAGAAGAAACTTATAGCATTGATTCAAGATTACTAAAAGCTAAGTTTTGGCTTAGTGCTTTAGATATTCAAACTATGCAATTTAATGATGTTATTAGGGTGCAAAATGAATATTTTAGAATAAATAAAATAACAAGCTATCCATTAGTAGGAGAGGGTTCTTGTTCTGTTGAGTTAATCAAATCACAAAGAGTAAATGTAGAAACGAATTTAGGTGTAGAATGTGATATAGAACCAAATGTTGTCTTCTGGGGAACAGTATTCTTTATTAACTCTACAACTGGAATTGCTGCTAGTCCAAACCAAGAATGTTGTGAAGCTTATGGATATACTTGGAATAGTGCTAGTAGTTATTGCGAGGCTACATTGTTAAAATCTAAAAGCCCTTTACAGCCAATAAACAACACTTATAAAATTAATAATATAGTAAAAGGTAAAAATAATTTACTTGGCACTTATAGTTCTGTAATTGGTAAAAATAATACTATAGAATCTAATAGTAATATTACTGGTTTTAATAATAAATCATTTGGTTATGGTAGCATGATTAATGGTAATGTAAATAGAGTGTCTACTGATTCTGAAAACACAAAAATTGTTGGAGATTTTAGTCATAGTATTATACCAGTACAAAAAATTGTAACTCCTAGTCTTAAATTAGATACTGGGCAATCTTGGAAAAATAACTCTATACAAGGGGATTATGGTTATTCTATAGCTAGTGGAGAAACATTATTATCTGCTGGAGCAGACCCTCTTTATAATGAACAAGGTAGAAGTCAATCTGGGCATTTTGTCAGACACGCTTTTGGTACTTCTGATGAAATAATATTTATTGGTCAAAATGGACAATATACAAGAACTACTGGAAAGGCGTGTATGCAACAAGATGGTAGAAACGCTTTTAAAATGCCATACCCATCTCTTATGATGTTTACAATGATTGTATCTGGTGCCGAAAGAGGTACTACTTCTGTAAGGTCGCAAAACTATTCTTATAGAGAATATAGTGGTGTAATTAATAACCAAAATAATTCTTTAAGACCTCAAATAGAATCATATAAATTAGATAAACAAGAAGAAAGTAGAGATTTTAATACTTTAGAAGTTAATCCAAAATTCCCAATGCCATATACAGAAAAAGTAGGTTCAGATGATGTGTATATTAACGATGGAATGTTCTATTTTGAAATAGATACAAATGGTCAATATTTTGGGGCTCAAAATGTAGATTGGACTATAGATTTTAAATACACTTTTCAAGCTATACAAAATGTTCCACTCCCAAAAGGAGAATTACCATTTTACCCAAAAACACAAATACCAGATATGAGATTATGGTTAGATGCTTCTAATATAGGCTCAATTATACATACTTCTGGAGTGGTATCAGAATGGCAAGATTTATCTGGAAATAACCACCACATGATTGCATATACTGGTGGTGGTAAACCAACTTATAATCAAGATATAAGTAATCCAAAAATTACTTTTAATTCTTCTTCTAATGATTGCTTATATAATACAGATGTAGCATTAGATTCTATTGGAGATGGGGATAATACTTTATTTGTAGTATTTCAGTCAGCTAATGATACTGCTATAAGTGGTGGAAGTAATATTGCTGGTGCTACTTTTAAAGGAAAAATAGTCTGTGGTGTTTTAGTTAATGTATTAGATTCAGTAACTAAACATTCTGTATTTAATAATACTACTTCTACCACTAATTACGATTGCTACTTAGATGATATAGCACCAACCACAAAACAAGTTATAATGGGTAAACGAGCTTCTACTTCTAGAGAAATTCATGACAGCAATAATAATTTTGATATAGCTACAAATTCAGCTAATTCTGGTGCTAAAGAATATTCGATTGGTGGAGCAAAAGATGGTAGCACTTTTTACCAACTATTTGATGGAGATATATTAGAAGTTCAGCATTACGAGAGAGAATTAACATCTACAGAAGTATCACAAGTTAGAAATTATTTAGAATCAAAATGGAGCGCATAGAAATAAAATTATCAAAAGAAGCAAGGAAAAAAGATGCTAAGATTAAATCTTCGCCTTTGCATGAGATTGGAAATTATTGGAAAGGTGTTTATTTACTTATTCCAGTAGTTATTAAGACTTTACCAGATATAGTTTATACAAATAAACGCTGTTTGGATTGGTACGAAAAAATACTTAGATACCATGATAAACAAATGAACGAATTTAATAAAATTTTCAAATGGAAAAAGTAGTAGTAGATGTAGAATTTGATACTAATGCCAAAAAAACTACTTCTGAATTAGATGGTTTAAAAAAGGAATTAGAGGAAATTAAGGGGGAGTTAGCCGAAATAAAAGATGCTGAAAAGACTACTGGTAGTGCATTAGGTAAACTTTCAAAAGGTTTTAGTGGAATGGGCTTGGCTATGAAAGGTATGGGTGTTGGACTGATAATTACAGCTTTTAATGCTCTTAAAGATATAATGATGAGCAACCAAGCTGTTATGGATGGGGTTGCTGTAGCTACTGAAACTATTGGAGTAATATTTAATCAATTAGTATCTGTAATAACTGATATATTTAGTGCTGTTTCTAAATCTACTGAGGGCTTTGAGGGTTTAAAACAAGTAGGTCTTGGATTATTAAGTTTAGTAATTGAACCATTAAAATTATCTTTTTATGCAATAAAATTGGGTATTCAGTCGGCTATGTTAGCTTGGGAAGATTCATTTTTAGGTGGTGGAGATGAGGGTAAAATTAAACAGCTTACGGCTGACATAAACGAAACTAAAGACGCTTTAGCAGAAACCAGAGATAATATTGTTGATGCTGGAAAACAAATTGCAGATAATTTAGGAGAAGCACTAACAGAAGTAGGTTCTGTAGTATCTATAGCTACTGATGTAGCTACTGAGGGAGTTAAAAAGATTTCTATAGCTGGTGCTATGGCTACTGGAAAGGCTTTAGCTGATGCTAAAAAGAATGAAGAATTACTGGAAGTAGTAAGACAGAAACAGCAAATGCAGAGCCAGTTAGATGCTGAATTGCAAAGACAAATTAGAGATGATGTTTCTAAAACATTTGAAGAAAGAATAGCTGCTAATGAAGAACTTGGTAGAATACTAGATGAGCAATTAGCTGCAGAAAAGAAAATAGCTGATGAAAAATTAAGAATTGCAAAATTAGAGCTTGATACTAATTCCGATTCGGTAGAATTACAAACAGCTTACCAGCAAGCTTTATTAGAGCAGTTAGACTTAGAGGAAAGAATTACTGGACAGCGTTCTGAACAATTAACTAACCAAAATGCTCTTATAGACGAACAAAAAGCAGCCATAAAAGAATTAAATTTAGCTTCTCTAAATGAACGAGAAAAAGAAATGGCTTCTTTAGAACAAGACTATGAAGCTAAGTTAGAACTTGCAAGAAAGGCTGGTGTTGATACATTAGAGATAGAGGCTCAACATAGGGAAGATAAGAAAGCGTTAGAAGAAGAATGGAAACTTGAAGATGATGAACTACAAGCTGAACAAGATGCTATAGCAAAAGAAAAACAAGACCAAATAGATGCCGAAGAAGAAGCTAGAAGACAAAAGAAAATTGAATTAGCTAGAGAAACCTATGCAATGCTTACCTCAATGATTCTACAACAAGGTCAGCAAGACATGGACGAACTTAAAAAGCAACAAGATTTTGAGCTTAAAACTTTTAAAGGTACAGATGAACAACTTAAAAAACTAGAAAAGAAACAAGCTAAAGAACGACATAAACAAGCCATTAAAAACTGGAAAGCAGAAATGGCAGTAGGTATAGCTAATACTACAATGTCTACAGCAGAGGGGGTAGTTAAAGCAATTACTGCTTCGGCTGGTTTGGGACCCTTTGGAGTTGCATTAGGTTATCTAAATGCAGCTATGGTTTTAGCTACTGGGCTTAAAAATATTCAAACGATTAAAAACTCTAAGCCATCAATGACACCACCTACTCCCTCTGATGATGGTGGTGGTGGGGCTGGTGGTGGTGCTGGAGGAGGTGCTGGTGCTGGTGCTGGAACAGAAGCTATTGCTGATGTTTCTAATTTACCATCAGTTACAGAACAATTTAATGCTCAATTTGGTGGTGGACAAAATCAAGAACCAGTACAAGCTTATGTAGTAGAACAAGATGTAACTGAATCTCAGCAAATTAATACAATGATAGAACAAAAATCAACACTTTAAACCTTAAAAAATGACTAAAATAGTAGAATTAATTATTTCAGAAGACCAAGTAGACAATCAAGATGGCGTATTTGCTATCTCATTAGTTGAAGAACCAGCAATAGAAGAAAACTGGGTAGCACTTAAAAAAGAAAAAGCAGAAAAACAGCTTATTAAATGTGCTAAATATGATGAAGACAAAAGATTATTAATAGCACCAGCTTTAATACCTAATAAACAGATATTTAGATTAGATGAAGATGGGAAAGATTATTATGTGTATTTTTCCAGAGATACTATTAAAAAGGCTTCTGAGTTATTTTTGAAAAATAAAAATCAATCTAATACTACTTTAGAACATGCTTCAGAATTAGAAGACATACATGTTGTAGAATCATGGATTAAAGATGGAGCTGTAGATAAATCAGTTAATTATGGATTTGAACATTTACCAAAAGGAACTTGGTTTGTAACTATGAAAGTAGAAAACGATAAAGTATGGGAAAAAGTGAAAGAGGGAGAAATTAAAGGTTTTTCTATTGAGGGGTATTTTACAGATAAAATTAAAAATTTCAGCAAACAATTAAAAGAAACTCAATTAGCTGAAAAAATAATAGCTGTGTTAAATACAGAAGACGAACTAATGTTAAAGTATGATTGGGACACTTGTATTAAAGACATGAAAAAAGAATATGGAGATGAAGAAACAGCAGCTAAAGTTTGTTCTGCAATAAAACGAGGGACAGTTAGACAATCATTAGTTAGTAAAATAGAAGAAATATTAAAAAGTGAAAGCTAAAAACTAAAATTAAATCTTTTAACCTATGAAAACTAATAATAAAACTATGTCAAACAAACTAGACCAAATTCGAGAAGTACTCGGCTTATCTAAAAAAGCTGAAACTTTCGCAGAAACTAAATTAGTAGATGGGACGGTTATAGGAACAGATGCCGAAAAATTTGAAGATGGCGTGCTTGTTTATATAACTGGAGACGATGGCGAAAAAATGCCATTACCATCTGGAGAGTATGAATTACAAGACGGAACCATGATTAATGTGGTAGACGGAGAACTTCGTTCTAGAAAAGAGCCAGAGGGTGCTGATGAAACTATGGAACGAGAAGAAACAGAAGACAAAGTAGTTAAAGAAGAAGAAATGTCTTCGGAAGTAGATTTATCTGCTTATGCTTTAAAATCTGAATTAACTGAGTCATTAGAATTAATGATGGCTAAAATCGAAGAATTAGAAGCTCACTTAACTGGTGTTGATGCTATTTCTACTGAACTTGCTAATCTTAAAAAGCTTTCAGCAGATAAACCATTCAAGCACAATATGTCAGCTTCTCAACAAGTTTCAGAAAGAAAAGCTATTGCTGAATTAACTTCACAAGAAAGAATTTACCGAATTTTTAACGAAAAGAAAAATAAATAAAAATGGCACAGAATAAACACAATTTTGCTCACTCTCCAACTATTGCAGCTGGAGCTTCGACTTACGCTGGAGAATTAGCGTTACCTTATGTTCATGCAGCTGTATTATCAGCTCCGACATTAGCTAATAGAACAGTTACAATTTTAGAAAATGTACGCTTCAAAGCACAAATTCCAGTTATGGCTAATACTGGTCTAGTAATTGCTGGAGCATGTGATTTCAATAGTGATGCAACTACTTCACTAACTGAATCAACTTTAGAAGTAACCGATTTGATGGTAAACTTACAATTATGTAAGAAGAACTTTAGAACTTGGTGGCAAGGAGATATGTACACAATTAATTCTGGTGTGCCAGATGATTATGCTGATGCTTTATTGCTTTATGTAGCTGGAGAAGTTCAAGCTGATATGGAATCTAATATCTGGGACGGAAATAGAGCTGCTGGTTCTCCAGCATTATTCAATGGAATATTTAAACAATTTTCTGTTAATGGTGGTGCTTATACTACTTTAACTAAAGCTATTAACACTACTGCAGATGTGGTAGAGGGATTAGCAGAAGTTGTAGCTTCCATTCCAGCTAACTTAGTTGGTCAATATGAAGAAGTAAAAATATATGTTAATCCAATTACTATTGATGTATACAACATTGCTGTTGGTCAATTAGGTGGTGGATATAACATGTCTACTTCTGTAGGTGGACAAATGAAATTTGGTGGTTATGAAATGGTAGCAACACCGGGGATTCCATCTGGATATTATGCAGTAGGTAGAGCAAAAGACTTTGCTGTAGGAATTGGAGCTGCTGATTCAGTAGAATTAGCTCAAGCTATAGATATGACACCATTAGATGGTTCTGATAATTACAGAATTACTATGCGATTTGCTGTTGGAACACAAGTTCCAGTTGTTGCAAATGTAGCAATGGGTTCTAAATAATACTTGATTAAGGGAGTGGTATTGAATTACAGCTCCCCAATCTTTAACCTTTAAAAAAATAATAATATGGCTTTATGTGAAATAGCATCTGGTAGAGGTTACTTTTGTGCTGGTCAAGTAGGTGGAATAAAAAAAATATATCTAGCTAATTGGTATGATTCAGAAAAAATTACTGATGTATCTGGCGCAACTTTATCAACTACTGGTATAGTTACTGATATATCTACAAAAGCTGCTGGAAGTTTGAGCTTTTACGAATTTGATTTAGATAGACAATTATCTTCATTTAATCAAACTATAGTTACTGGTTCTGGTGGCGTAATTACATACCAACAAGACTTAGACCTACACATGTCGCATGATTCTCAAGAATCTTGGGCTCGTTTTCAGAATGTATCTGAGGGAGTATTCCAAGTTATTGTAGAAGATAATAATGGGGTTTATTATCTTGCTGGAGTAGAAAATGGAATGCAAGTATCTGGTGGTACTTATGCACATGGTGGAGATGTAGCTTATACAGATTATGTAGGTTATGTAATACAAATGACTGGAGCAGAAAGATTCCCAGCTTACAATTTATCTACTGCGAGTCCTTTCCATCAATGGCCAGCTAGTGGTACAGCTGTAGGTACTTTGGCTTTAAGTGCGACTCAATATAATACTGCACAAATTTAAGACTTTGTCTGTTTTTTGTTAAATTAGAGGTGGTGGAATTATCCATCACCTTTTTTTATACCTTTACACTATGAAAATTAAAAAAGAATTTATTGGTACTACTATTTATTCTAGAGGTAGAAAAATTTACTTAGGAGAAATAGTAGATGAAGCATTAATAGAAATGCTTAAAAATGAATATCCAAGATATTTGGAAGAAGACAAGCCCAAAAAAAAGGCTAAAAAAGAATCTGAATAATGATGCTCCACTTAAGAAATAGTAATGGCTACCAAAATATCATCTCATTAGATGTATATTCGGTAAGATACGCTAATACAATTTCTAATTTTGGAATAGAAAATAACGATACTAGACAATATACACCTAAATTTAATTCGGAACATAAAACACACTCTTACTATATTGAGCTAATAGACCAATTAACTGGAAAGGCATACTTAGGTTTATTAATGGACAGAATAGGTAGCTTTAAAGATTACTACCCTAGAGCAAAAACATTTTGGCTTAATTTAGATGATTTTACTGCTAGTGGACACATGGAAACAAGTGGTCAAGGCATGTACAATTATAAGGTATATGTAACGAGTACAGCAATTTCTTCTGTAACTGATTCTGCTGTAATTGGAGTGGTGGCAAGTGGAGTGGCACTTATTCACAATGATAATTGGACTAGCGATAGTTACCAAAATTCTAAAGCTGGAATGACCGAAACTATAATACCAACAACTATATCTTATAATGGCTAGAAAAAAAACACAAAGTTCTGGAGAATACCATTTTAATTCTGTGGGTATGTCATACGACCTTACAGATGCTGTAGAAATAGATAAAAAAGGCTTTGATTATATATGGTACGGAGTAGATAATATGTACCCACAGCACACTATAAATCTTTATCAAAATTCAGCTACTCATAATGCTTTGGTTAATTCCATATCAGCATGGATATATGGTGGTGGTATAGATGCAGATAATAAAATGATGCACCCAGAACAATGGGCAAGATTTAATAGTTTAATTAATAAAAAAATAGGTAAGAATGATATTCAGCTAATGTGCATGGACTTAAAACTTCATGGTGGCTTTTATATTTCTCTTACTTATTCAATGGATAGAAATAGTATAGCTTCTCTTGATGTAATTCCTTTTGAAACAATGAGGTCTGGTCATGCAGACGAAGATGGAAAAGTAGAATGGTATTATTATTCTAATAATTGGCAAGATGGTAGAGCTGCTAAAGTACATAAAAAGAAAGCTTTTAATCCAGAATGTAAAAATGAATACCCAACTCAAGTTTTGTGTGTTAAAATGAACACAGTAGGTTCTTATTACTACCCAAAGCCAGATTATATTGGTGCATGGAATTATATAGAACTTGATAAAAATGTTTCTCAATACCATTTATCTCAAATTGAAAAAGGATTAGCTCCAAGCTATATTATTAATTTTGCTAATGGAATACCAGCAAGAGAAAAACGAGAGCAGATTAAAAATCAGATTGAAATGGAATTGGCTGGTTCACAAAATGCTGGTAAATTTTTGTGTACATTTTCAGATGGTAGAGATACAACTCCAGAGATTACTCCAGTTCCTTTATCTGATGCTGATAAACAGTACCAATTTTTAAGTGAAGAAATCACTAAAAAAGTTATGATTAGCCACAGAGTAGTTTCGCCAAGATTATTTGGTGTAATTGATTCTAGTGGTCTTGGTAATAATGCCGAAGAATTACAAACAGCAAGTGCTTTATTTGAGCAGACAGTTGTAGAACCATTTAGAGATGTTATATGTGATGCTTTAAACATAATACAAATGGAAGACCAAATGAACTTAAATCTGTTCTTTGAGCCATTTGATTTATTTAAAACAGAATTTGCCGATACAGAAGCTGAAACTATAAACGAAGAAGAAGCTATAGATGTAATACCGAAAACAAAGGTAATAGATGAGAAAAAAGATGAGAGTATAGAATATTTATCAGACGAAAAAGCAGAATTATTACTGCAAGAGATAGAAAAATATGCTCAATATAATGATGAGGAAACATGGGAGCTAATTAGCGAAGAATGGGTAGATACTACTAAAGATGGTTTCCATCAATTTAATAAAATGCCTACCAAATCAATGGCTGATGCTGATGCTAAGTCTGGAAAAAGAGATGTAGGTCTATATAAAGTAAGGTATGTTTACGAACATACAGCTGGAAAAAGAGCTAAAGATAGTAGTCGACCATTCTGTGTTAAAATGATGCAATTTACTGAACAAGGAGTAGAATGGAGATATGAAGATATTATGTCTATGTCTAAAGCTGGGGTAAATGGAGCTTTATCTGAAAAAGGACAATCTACTTATAATTTATTTTTGTATAAAGGTGGAGCTAATTGTTATCATGGCTGGATAAGAAGAATATATATGAGGAAAAGAGATGCCTCTGGTAAATACATGCCAAACAAAGGTCTAACAAATGATAAAAGAGTGGGAAATAACCCATATATAAGTCAAAAAGGAAGCGAATCAATAGCACCTATAGACACACCAAATCATGGATATGTAAACCCACCTAAATAATTAAGAAATGGCACTAACACCGAAAGAAGAAAAAGATATTAGATATGGCTCATCAAAGGCTATAGCACAAGAATTATCATTAAGCGATTCTACTACTTATGAATTACCTTTTAACTTATATGTTGGAAGTGGAGGTAATTTAAAAGTAGATACAGTAGCTGGAAACACAATAACACTATCTGGAATACAAAATGGTACTTTTATTGATTGGATTAAAGTAAAAAAAGTATATAAAACTGGTTCTACAGCAAAAGGAATTGTAGCAATATATTAAAATATGGCACTACCTCAACAAATATTATATATAGATGGAAATTATATTAAAGCCTATTCACATATAGACGGAAATATAGACGATAATGATTTACTTCCATCTATAATACAAGCACAAGATAGCCAAATACAACCAATCTTGGGTACTAATTTATATAATAAGTTAAAAACCTTAATTAAAGATGGTCAAGTAGATGATGCTGGAAATGAACATTATAAAACATTACTCCAAGAGTATGTTATGATGACAACTCTAAAATGGACTTTGGTATATTTTTATCCATATTTACATGGTAATTTAGCTAATGGCATTATTGGAACTCGTAATGTAGATAACATGACTTCATTAAGCCAAGACGAAGTATCTGCTTTAATAGATACAGAGAGGTCTAATGCTCAATTTTATACAGAAAGATTAATTAATTATCTATTATTAGGTGGAGTAACATTTGCTGAATATAATAGCAATGACCATAATAATATGACACCAGAAACCCAAGCTTATTCTGAGGGTGGATTAACTATATCTGGTCAAAATTATGGTAATAATAGATTAGCAAATTGGAATTGTTGTGGCTGGCAAGGTAAAAGGTAGTTTATCTAATATAAAACAAAAGGAGAAAAATAAAAAACTCCTTGAAATATACTTAAAGAAATGCAAGAAAAAGTAGACTTTGTAGTTTTTAATACCATCAATGCTGGAGCATTAAGTGTATCATTATTAGATATAGAATCAATGCTTACAATATTAGTTTTAATAACAGCATTAATATATAATGTTAAGAAGATAAGAAATGACAAATGAAGTAGAAAAGTTAAATATATCTTTAAAAAGTGTATTGTCTTTTAGTGCTATATTATTTTTATTGATTGGAGAGTATATTGTGTTGCATCAAGAAATAGAGGAAGCTAAAAGATTACCTATCGAAAAGGTTTCTAAAGTTGAAGTAGATTACATCAAGAAAGACATAGAAACTCTACAAAAACAAATAGAATTAATTAAGAAAGAAATTGACTAAATATTTTAAACCATCAGAATTTAAATGTTGCTGTGGTAATTGCTTTGATGTAATGAACCAAGAATTACTCTTTAAATTAGACTTTGCAAGAGATTATGCTAAAATACCTTTTAATATAACTTCTTCTTGGAGATGCGAAAAAAAGAACAAAGAAGCTGGGGGAAAATCTAATTCTGCTCATTTAAGAGGAAATGCTGTAGATATTGCTTGTAATAATTCAGCTGATAGATTAAACTTAATAAAATCTCTTATTCATGTTGGGTTCACTAGAATAGGAGTTGGTAATACTTTTATCCATGTAGATAACGATAAAAGCCTACCAGAAAATGTAATGTGGACATATTAACCAAATAAACGATTTATGAAACAATTATTAAAAAGCTTAGTCCAAATACCAGAAGTATTAAAAGAGGGCGCAAAACAAAAGAAATGGAGTGCTAAACGAAGCGTATCTGGACTACTTATAGCTGGAGCTTTAGCTGATATATCAGCAAATGGCTTAACTGAACTAAATGTGCTATTGTGTTTTATCGCAGTATTACCATTATGTTTTAGTGTATTTAAAAGGGAAGATTAACTTTCCTTTTTTTTATTTGTATATGTAAAATATAATTTATATATTTGTTGAACAAACAAACAAATAATAGACACTTAAATTAATTATTATGACTAACACACAAACAATTATTTGCGATTTACATGAAATAGCAAGTACGACAACAGACGAAAAAACTAAAAAACAATTACTAATTCTCTGGGAAAATTTAGCACACATAAAAAGAGAAGAAGAAGCTTTATTATGTGGTAGGTTACACTCTAAAGAAACCTTAGATAACGCCCAAACTTTATTAAATAAATTATCAACTGCTAAAACATTAAAAGAAGAAATAATAGGGGCTTAATGCCCCTTAATTTTAATTTTAATTTAAAAAGATAGAAATTATGAAACATTACAATTGGAGAAACAAGCAAACATCAGAATCTAAAATGGAAGAATTAGTATTTAAGTTCTTTGACATTACTAATAATATTTTATCTGATAACATATTAATAGATTTTAAAAATAGATTAAATGTTATTAGAAATGATTATTACACTCTTGAGGGTCAATCAAAAGTCTATACAGATGAACAACTTGAGCAAGTTAAAACTATTAACAAAATTTGTAGACAGATTGCAAAGTTAAATTTTTAATAAATTATATTTAAAAGATAAAAATTATGAAAGTAGTAGAATTTCAAAAATTAAGAATAGAAGCATTAGAAAAAAGAGTAAAGCAACTTGAAACTCTTGGCACTTTATTGCTCCATGACAATCAAAGTAAAAAAGACAAATTGGAACAATGGCAAAGTGGTAAGATTACTTTGTTTAATGGTGGTAGCGTAGAAGAATGGGTAGAATTAGGTAGACCAAAAAATCCTAATATTTAATTTTTTTATACCACTATATAAAATAAATTTATTATATTTAAGAAACTTAAAACAAACAAAATGATGGAAAAACTTAAACCCAATCTACATATCTTATTTGAAAATGAGGTGTGGAGCTATACTACAAAAGTAGCTATAATACATAATAATTATATAGAAGAATTGTATTGGTGGGAGCATACTGAATATGATAAACCAAGCCAGACTACTATGAGACATTTAAACTATGTAAGTAAATTGTATAATAAAGAAGTTAAAAGATATGAAGCTAATTAGATGCGATAGAACACAATACCTTAAAAGGTGCAACACAGACAAAGCTTATGCAGTTCAGTATAGCAAATATGGAAATGGAAATATTATGTTTTTATCTAAAAAATATGTTAAGCTTGAAGCAGAACCATGCGAAGATGATTCTACTACTATATATTATTGGTTTGAGATACCAGATTGGTTATATGAGAAAATGTCAGATGAAAACAAACAAGATATTTCTTTATTCGATAAAGATGCTTCTCAAAGAATTTATGAGCATGATGCACAGACTAAACCAAAAAAATGGTATAGCAATAAAGAAACAGATAATCTTTTAAGACCATTTGGATAATGAAAGTAAAACACAAAGAAAAAATAGTTAAAAATTTTCTTATTAAGCTACCACATTTAAGAGATAGCGACACAAAGTTATTAGCTTCGGTATGGTGGCAAGAAATGAAAGAAATGGGCTATGATATGCACAGCACTAATGCTCATGATACTTTAAAACTTGTAGCAGACAATAAACTATCTAATCCATCAAGTATAAGAAGATGTAGAGCAAAGCTTCAAGAAGTTCATAAAGAATTAAGAGGTAAAAGGTATATTGATAGAAAAAGAAACCAAACTAATGAAGTAGCTACTGAGATTATTCAATGGAATGTAAAATAATTTTATTATATTTGCACTAACAAAAAACAATTAAATTTAACTTAAAACAGATTAAAATGGAAATTAAAAAATCAAAAGTTGTAAGCGTACAATCTAATGGAACATGGGAAGGAAATTTTGGTACTATGTATAAATTTGAGATTGTATTCCAAAATGGAGATGTAGGAGAATATTCTTCTAAATCACAAGACCAAAATAAGTTTGAAATTGGTACAGAAACAGAATACGAATATATTAATGGAAAGTATCCAAAAGTAAAACCACATTATAGTAAGCCTTTTAACGCTTCTAATGGCACTTCTAATTCGTTTGGTAAGTCAGATGATGTACAAGTTAAAATAGTGCGACAATCAATGCTAAAAGCTTCTGTAGATTTTCATGCTATTAATCCAGAACATAAACCAACTGAAGCTGATGTTTTAAAAACAGCTGAAAGGTTTGTACAATTTGTAAATGGTAATTCTGATACACAATTTAGCCAAGAATTTACTAAAACTGGATTAGCTATTCCAACTAATAGAGAAACTGAAACTTCTGACTTACCTTTTTAATATGATACCATTTAAACCAAATACTAAAACTGGTAAAGTTATTCAATTATATTTTGAAACTAAATCAGAAGCCATGAAAAAGCTAAATATTACTCGCCCTACTATTGACAAGATATGTAGGTGCGAGGAAGCTTTTTACAAATATGTTCCTAAAATTGCTAAATCTTGCAAGGTTCCCATAGAAGAAGTATTATTGTCTCATAAAAAGATATAATATGGAATATTCATTTAATAAAGAACATGCCAAGAAATATGGTGTGAGTGAAGCTATTGTGATTAAAAATTTACAATTTTGGATTAGTAAAAACATGGCTAATAATTATTCATGTCATGATGGAAGAACTTGGACTTATAATACTATTTCAGCATTTCAAGAATTATTTGACTTTTGGTCTGTCAGCCAAATTAAAAGAATATTAAAGTCACTAATTGACCAAGATATTATTATGGTTGGTAATTATAATAAAATAAAATATGATAGAACCAAATGGTATGCTTTTGTAGATGAAAAAGCTTTTTTAAGCAATAACCAAACCATTAGAGCAAAACAGCAAATGGAGAAGACAAAATCGTCTAATGGAATGGCTGAAGTTGAACAAGCTATACCAAATAATAAAACTACTGATACTAATACAAATAGTAAAAACATATATTATAAAGATATGGTTGCTATCTATGATAGCTTTTGTTTAGAATTTTTAGATGTACCAGCTAGAATTAACGGAGTAGAGGGAAAGGCATTAAAAGAAATAATAAAATACCTTATAAATATTGCAAAGAAAAAAGGTGTTGAAGAAAGCACTTGTTTAGATAGTTTTAGCTATATTTTTAATCATTGGGGGATGCTTGATGATTTTACCAGAAAACAAGTCAAGCTCTCGCAAATAAATTCTAATTTGCCAAACATAATTAATCAGATAAAAAATGGAAAACAAACTCAAAGCAAATCAATTGCCCAAGACATTATCGCTAAATACCAATAGAAATGTACTTACACCAGTACAAAAAGGTTTTTCAAGGCAAATTTTAAAGCTTAAAATGAATGACATTGTAGATATAGCTTTAAACACAAAACCAAAAACATTATATAAGCGATATTTAGAGAATGAAGAAATGACTATTGATGTTCTTAAGCTTATGCTTATACAATTTCAAGACTTTTATAATGTTAAATCAAAAATGAATGATAATCAATTAACTGAAACAGCTTATATTATATGTCAAGAATATAGACACTTTAATTTTTATGATATAGGTATGACTTTAAAAACAGCTAAAGCCACAGAAAAAATTTATGATAGGATAGATGGTGGAATGATACTCGGCTGGTTATCTCAATTTGATGTAGCAAGAACTGAATTAATAATCCAAGAACGAGAAAAACAAACTGCTCAACACAAAGCAGAATGGTCTAATTTATCTGAAAGAAGCTCGGAAATGACAATTAAAACTTTTTTGTCTAAATAGTTGATATGTAAATAATATTTTATATATTTGACTATGTCAAACAAAAAAAACAGATATAAAATGACTTCAAAAGAAAAATTAATGCTAAAATTAGAAAAGACTGACCGATTGGAAAACATCAAAAAGTCTTACAGAAAAATGTCCCAAAGATGTATTAAATTGTATTTACACGCTGGATTATCTAAGCAAGGTGTTAGAAAATATGTTGATTTATCATCTTATTACTATCAACAATCTTATAAAATGGACGAATTAATTAATAAAGTATGGGGCTTATCTTAAGCTCCTACTTTCTAATTTTAGTATTATGATTTACTATCCAGACAAAGAACTTACAGCAGACCAACTTTCTGAATTACCAGAAGACGAAATGTTTGCTTATTTAGATGCTAAAGCAACTTATCTTAAACAATTTACTGCAACCGATTTACCACCATATCATAAAAGATTATATGCTACTATGAATAAATCGGAATACATTAACAAAAAACAGCAATTATAATGGCAAATTTAGACCACATATTTGGAAACATGGACGAACAATTAAATAACTTATATCCTACTGGAGCAAAATATAAAATAGTAGGTGGAGAAAGAAGATTTGGAAAAGGTATAGCTTACCAAGTATTAACTAAAGCTTGGTCTTTGGAAGAAGCCAAAAGATTAGTTAGTGTTTGGAGATTACATTATGGAGATGATTGGCATGTAACTTATTATAATTGCGAAGACTAATGGCTACAAGATATAGAGTATGGTTTAGTAATGAACTACAAACAGAAAACTACATGGTAGCAGAATTTTATTTTCAATCAGCTTTAACTAATTGTAAAAAACAATTAGAACAAGAAGCTAAAGATAGAGGTATGGAAATGCAAATAAGAACTTTAATAGTAGAAGAATATGAGTAACGATTATATTACGAATGATGGCACTTCTAATTGTTGTGGTGCTTCTGTATTAGAAAACACAGAAAGATGCTTAGAGTGTGGAGAAATGTGTGTAGTTATTATAGATGAAGAAACACACTAAAATCTATTTTAATTTTTTTGATTATATTGCAGATGATTTTATTCCTTGTGAAGTCTGCCAAGCCAAAGCTGTAGATATACACCATATAGAAGCAAGAGGTATGGGGGGCAGTAATAAAGATAGGATTGAAAATCTTATGGCAGTATGCCGAAAATGTCATTTAGACTATGGCGATAAGAAAAAGTATTTGGAGTGGCTCAAAAAAATACACTCCGAAAAAATCAAAGAACAAGCAACCAGAGTATGAGCTGCAGAAAGCAGTTTGCAAATACTTAGGAATCAAACACCCCAAAATATTTTATAATGGTAGTGCTGGTGGAATGAGAACTTTCTTATCTGTAGCCAGACGAATGAAAGCAACTGGATACCAAGCTGGGTTTCCAGATTTGTTTATATATGAAGCCAGACATGGTTATCATGGATTGGCTATTGAACTTAAAGTAAAAGGTAATTATGCGAGTCCAAAACAAAAAAAAATCATTAACATCTTACAAGACAAAGGCTATAAAGCCGAAATTTGTACTGGATTCGACCATGTGCAAAGAACTATTGATGAATACTTATCTTAAACAAAGTGATTATGTCTATACCGAAAGCCAAAAAAAATGAGAACTACCAGCAATTTATGTACAGATGTCTATCTGATGCTTACATGATTGATACTTATAGAAATAAAACCCAAAGAGTAGCTATGTGTTCTTTACAATTAAAAAAAAGAGATGAAAAAATTAAAAATCAAGATACTAAAGCCAAACAAAAACAATCCAAGAGTAATAAGGGATAATAAGTTTGCAAAATTAGTTCAGTCTATTATAGACTTTCCAGAAATGTTAGAGCTTCGTCCAATAGTTATAGATGAAGAAAATGT